CCGGGCGCACAGTGCGGACGGAGGAGCGAGAGAAAGGCTGGGAGGCATTCCTCAACTCGTAGAGGTAGATTATGGCAGTCTCAGTTCAGAGCGTGATTGACCGCGTTCAAACCACTCTCCAAGACACCACTGGCGTCCGCTGGCCGGTTGTTGGCGAACTCGTGCTCTGGATCAATGACGCCCAGCGCGAAATTGCTCTCCTTAAGCCCGATGCTTCCGCTAGGAACACCACCATTACCCTGGATACCGGTACCAAGCAGGAGATTCCTAGCGACGGTAACCGGCTTCTCCGGGTGGTGCGTAACATGTCGGCTGCTTCCGCCGGCACGGGTAAACGTTCTGTTCGCCTTGTGCAGCGGGAGGTTCTGGATGCTCAGACTCCTGATTGGCACGACCCCACCGTGACTGGAGACGCTTCGCATACGAACCTTGTGAAGCACTACGTCTACGACGAGCAGAACCCCCGTAACTTCTACGTGTACCCCGGCGTGGCCGGTAGCGCGTACATTGAAATCATTTACTCCGCCAACCCTGAGATCGTTACCCAGAGCGATAGCCTAGGCATTCCTGATATCTACGCTAACGCCGTGATGAACTACGTTCTCTACATGGCGTACATGAAGGACGCAGATTACGCAGGTAACAATCAGCGTGCTGCTTCTCACTTCCAGATCTTTACCACTTCGATTACTGGTAAAGGGCAGGTTGATGCGCTAACCACGCCGAATCTGGATGGCGGACCCCGCATGACGACGCTACCCAACGCACAGATGGGGTGATAACCGATGGCAACGACTTACGAATCATTGTTGCCAGATATCATCCCTATGGTGCCGGGGTGCTCTGACACTTTGATCGAAAACAACGTCAGAGCCTCCGTCATCGAGCTGTGCGAGAAGGCGGCGGTTTATCAGGCCGAACTCGACCCGGTGACCACCGTCGCCAACGTGTTCGAATACGACCTAGAGCCGCCTGCTGGGTCTGTTGTGCATAAGGTCCTATGGGTCACCCATAAGGGCCGGGAGATTGAGCCGATCACGACTCAGCTCCTTGAGCAGCGGAAGCCCCGGTGGCGCGAAACCGGCTATGAGGGCACGCCTGAGTACTACGTAAAGGTGTCGCAGTCCTTGCTCCATCTTGTGCCGGTCCCGAGCGAGACTATCGCTAGCAGCACCATCTTGCGAGCGCAGCTTAAGCCGTCGCAGACGTCACAGTCGTCTGACGACGAGCTTATGTCTGACTACCGTGAGACGATTATCTACGGAGCGCTGTATCGGCTACTTCGGCTACCTAGCAAAGACTGGACGGATTACGCAGGGGCGCAGGTGTACGGCTCGCTGTTCAACGAAGGAATCGTTGAGGCAGAACGTCGTGGGCGCCATGCAGACACGAACGTATCTAGGACGGTGAAATATGGCGGAATCTACTCCGGAGTCGCTAAGCGACGTAACCGGTACGGACGGGAGTCCGGCTAGGCCCGTAATGGGCGACATCCGTGAGGAGTGGCCCTGGGTACAAAGAGGCGTTGAGGAGATACTGAAGCAAGACCCACATCTGACATTTGTACCGGAGGACGTATACAAGGCCTGCATCAGTAAAGAGGCCATCCTCTGGATAACCGATGAGGGTTTTGTAGTGATGACGGGAGAGACGGACCCGTTTACACAGGAGCGAACCTGTTTTTTATGGCTTGCATGGGCCAAAAAACGAGGTACAAACTTAGTACAGCAGCACCAAGATTTCTTTATCAGGGCGGCCAGCGAAGCAGGGTTCGCTAAGATTGAAACGAGATCGGGTGTACCAGCGTTGCAGGAGCATTTGACCGGCGCTGGGTGGGACATAGAAACAGTAGTTTATTCGAGGCGTCTGTAATGAGTTCAAAGCCAAAGCAAGCTGATTACCAGCCCTCTGCATCCGACAAGGCCAGCGCGTCTGTTGCCATGGCGGAGTACGAATATTTCAAACAGCAATATGACCCGCTGCTTCGTCAGATGCGCGACAAGTCTATGACTGAAGACGTAGCCAGTGGTCTTCGTGGCCGGGCTAACGCTGACGTCATGCAGGCATTGTCTGGCCCCAACTACGAGGCTGCAGCCAGAGGCGTTGGCGGCGGAGATTTGGCCCAAGCGCTGCAGGGGCAGACCACTCTCGCAAATGTTGGCGCTCTCGACGTGCAGAACACGATGCGTACTAACGTGCTTGGTACGGCTCGCGGACAAGCGGCGGACGCGCAGACTGGTATGGCGCAGGCGGCTCGCCTTGGAACCTCTGAAGCCCTTGCCCGTGCTAAAGCGCGACAAGATGTAGCGCAGGCTAAATATGGGGCTGCGGGGCAGGTTGCCGGGGCGGCTATCTATCGCGGCATGCAGCTCTATGGAGATATGAAAAACCCCGGCGGGACTGGCACTGTTCAGGCGCCTCCTGTTGCTACGCCTTCTCCGGCCTCTTTCTTAAGCCAAGCCCCTGACTACACGAAGTTTGGGTATACACCTCAAGTAGAGCTAGATCCTAGATTCGGGCGGGTAGGTTAAATTATGGCTATTGGCGATATCGAACCTAGACTTCTGGCGACCAGCTACGGCCCTGCCGGGACAAACCTGCCCGCCGTAAGCAACCCGGAACAAGCATACGCTGCGATTACTCGCGGCGAGTATCTCGACTATGTTCAAAACTTCCGTGGGTTTGAGGACCAGCTGATCCAACAGGCTCAGACTGATACGACCTTGATTGACCAAGCACGCGCTGACGCGCCCATGGCGGCTGCTTTGACTCAAGGCGTAGCGAGCCGTAACGCTTCCCGTTATGGGGTTAACCTCACTCCTGCGCAGCTGCAGCAGCAGGGGCTTGGCCTACAACGAGCCAACACTCTTGGGTCGATCCAGTCGGTCAATGACGCACGGATCGCACAACGTGAGGCGAATACTCGGTTGATGGCGGACCTGATCAACATAGGCCAAGGTGTGAACCGTACTTCTCAGCAGCAGCTCGGATCTTCTGCGGCTAACTACCGTAATTTACAAAACTCATATACGCAAGCTAAAGCAGCATCCAAAGCGCAGACCTATCAGACGATTGGTTCGCTCGCTGCCACGGCTATTCTAGCGACAGTGTTCCTCTAGGAGACCGATATGGGCGGTTTTGCAGGTGGGCTACTATCCAGTCTCCAGTTAGGCATGGAATTCTCTCGTCAGCGTGATCAACAGCAGCGCCAACGAGATTTGATGCAGCTTAGAGGCCAAGAGTTAGAGCTTCAGCGCGATGCTCTTGCGCAGAAGCGGCTAGACTCCGCTTTCGACGTACGTAAGCAGGAGGATCAGGTTGCTCAGTGGTCTGAGCTAAACCGGATTGCTGACGAAACTAACAGTATCGCGCGGTTTAGCGCCGAAACAGGCCGTATGGAGCTTCTTGATAACCGTCGTAAGGTAGCTAAAGAGGACGCAGAAGAAGCGGCAGGTTCTCTCGTAAATAACCTTGAATCCAAAGGTTGGCTCAACGCCTTAGATGGATATCGAGCGGCTCCAGCTGCTATCAGGGATGCTCTTCAAGGCGGAAAATATTCATCGGATAGGGCGGCTATTCAGTTGCTTAATCAAGCTCCGAGGCCAGACGGCGTTGTTTTTGATTCTATTGATCGCGAGGTAGTGAACGGGCAGCCGTTGTTTTTCATTCGCGGCACTAACAAAGACGGTTCCTCAGCAGTTCTTACTGAGCTGGGGTCTACTGCGTCCGACGATAAAGCTGTTGGCTTAACGTTAGACCAAGCGGTTGGCTTGATTGGAGATCAGGCAGAGGAGCTGATTGCGGGCGTCTACAGTAGGGAACAGCTTAGCGCTATTTTTGCGGCCCAAGGCCTCGCTGATGATATGGCCGACAGGCAGGCAGGAGAAATTCTTGAGGAGCGCAGCAAACGGGTTGCAATATCTGGCGCGCTTGCAACAGGGGCTGGGCAAAACCCAGACGGCACTCCGGCTCTCGGTGCTTTTCGTGCTTACAAAGGTTCGCTTGCTAGCATTCAAGATCCTAATGAGCGCAACGCCTTCATTCAAAAAGTCGGGGCAGACCTAGGTATTGAGTTTACCCCTGCTACCTTAGCCCCGGCGACGGAGATTGTCGGCAGCGTAGGAGAACCTGCTAGACCTTCAGCGGTTGCATTTGGTTTCTCTGGCGCTGGTATACCCGCTAGCCGCGAGCAAGTTACTGCTTCTCAAGCACGTGGAGCTGCGCAGAAGCGCATTGAGTACTTAGATTCAGAAATTGCTCAGCTTGAGGCGCAAGCCGCGACGGCTACTGGAAGCGCTAAAGAACGGTTGATGGATCGGTTAAATTCATTAGACGCAGAGCGAGCTGATAAAGTATTGCGCACTAATACTCAGTCTTTAGACGCTCTTAACGCCAGACTTAAAGACCTCACCGAAAAACGCGACAAAGCTCGTGGCCCCAGGAAAGAATACTGGCAGGGTGAGATCGATAAGCTAGCGGAAGAGCAGCAGCAGCTAGAGCGTAGCCTGGGTATGGTAACTCCGGCTATGGAAGCTCAGGCGTATAAAGACTTCTCAGCCAAGGTAGAGGAGCGGCTTAGCAATATTTCGCCCGACGAAGTTGAAAAGCTCGTTGCCGAAGGGAAACTTAGCTTTACGGCTGACGACATCTCTGCTGCGAAAGCTCGTCTAGACGAAGCCGGCGTAACCACCATTGAGGAGCTTAAGACTAAGCTCCCGACTAGAGAGCAGCTTAAGTACTACGCTCTGTTGTCAGTAATAGCCCCTGACGCTACTCAGCGC